AGATTGGTCTAGGTTTCTAGGAGATGATACAATATCAACAAATCCAAGAATAGCTTGGTTTATTAATGATGCTGATGGTGTAAAGACAGCAGCTACGTACAATCAAGATGTAACTATAGATGGTCTTACTTCTAAAGGAGCATTGCAAACGCAAAGTAACACAGTTGCTACGATAAGATTAGAAGCAGGAACAATAAATAAAACGTATAAACTTACGTGTCAGATGACTTCTACCCCATCAGGTTTGGTGGCAGAAAGATCTGTTACATTACGTATTAAGGAAAACTAGTATGGCATATAATTTTTTAGAAATAGTTAATGAAATTAATAGAAGGCTAAATGAGGTAGAACTTAACTCGACTACATTTCCTACAGCAACAGGGTTTTATCAGACAGCTAAAGATGCAGTTAATTCCTCTATTAGACATATTAACCATGAGGAGTTCAGTTGGCCTTGGAATCATAGAGAAGAAGAGGAAACATTATCTGCAGGTATTGTTCGGTATGCATATCCTGAAGATGCAAAACTTATAAATTTAGATAGTTTTAGGATTAAACGTAATGACACATTAAATGTAGAAACTAAAAAACTAAGTTCATTAGATTATCAAGAATATTTAGAAACATACCTTGATCATGAGTATAATACAAGTACAGGAATAAGGGGTGTTCCTATGCATGTTGTAAGAACACCTAGTCAGGAATTTATATTTGTACCTTCCCCCGACAAAGCGTACGAAATTGTATATGAGTATTACCAAAACCCTGTTGAATTAGTTTTATACGATGACGTTCCTTCTATTCCTAAAGAATTTCAGCATGTAATTGTTGATGGGGCAATGTTTTATGCCTATCAATTTAGAGGGGATAATCAATCGGCTCAACTATCACAACAAAAATTTAGTCAGGGCATAAAGTATATGAGAAGTCTTTATATTAATAGATATCAATATTTAAGATCTTCTATGATTATTAGATCAAGTGGTGTTAATAATATATTAAGAGTATCCTAAATGGCAACAGATTGGCAGACATTTCCACTAGAATTTAAGGGTGGTTTAATATCTAATTTGAGTCCTCTTCAGCAAGGTACTAATGCTGTAGGAAGTGCGACAATATTAGAGAACTTTGAACCTTCTTTATCGGGTGGGTATAAGAAGATAAAGGGTTATAATAAATTTAATTCAAGTGTAGTGCCTACAAGTGGTAATATTCAGGGTCTTTCGTGTGTTAGTAACAACTATACGGCTTTAGTTGCTAGGAATGATAAATACCATGTTGTAACGAGTAGTGCCATTACTCAAGGACACAGTAACACAGCTACTAATTATGCAGGTAGGACAGCATTATCTGGAGGGAAAGTACGATTTGCTCATTACAATATGGGTACAGGAGAGAAGACAATTATAGTTGATGGTGTTAATTCTGTAGCATATTATGATGGCTCTCAATCCGCAGGAAGTAGTGTTACATTCTCTGATGCATCGCATGCTAATTACTCAGGTACTGTAGGTGCTAAATTTGCAACAGTCTTTAAAAATCATATTATACTTGGTAAGAGTAATACTATAGTTATAGGAGTGATTGGAGTTGATAATAACTTTAATGCAGGAAGTGGTGCTTTAGAGATCAATGTTAAAGATCAAGTATCAGGATTAATTGTCTTTAGAGAACAGCTTATTATTTTTACAAAAAATAGTATTCAGCGGATTACAGGATCAGCAACAAGTGGCACAGATGCATTTGTATTAGCTCCAATTACTAATGATATTGGTTGTATTAAAGAAGATACAGTACAGGAAGTTGGTGGTGACGTTCTATTCTATGCCCCTGATGGTATTAGATCATTAGCAGCTACTGAGAAGATTGGTGATTTTGGATTAGATGTTGCATCTAAGCCTATTAAGAAAGATATAGATAGTCTTAATGGTACATCTTTTGACTCCTTTGTTATTAGGGAGAAGGCTCAATACAGATTGATGGCTTTTAATTCTGGGTACGCAACAGGAGATTCAGAGGGTTTAATAGCAACTAAATTTGTGGATCAAGGTGGTACAGGATTAAATTGGTCTACAATAAAAGGTTTTAAGTCTTATGCGTCTGATTCTCGTTATTACGGAGTAGCAGGTTCTACAGCAGAATTAATACTTTTTGCAAATACAGATGGTTATATATATCAAGCAGAGATAACTAATGGATTTGACTCTGTAAATATAAAAAGTATATATGAATCTCCTTATATGCCAATACAAGACCCAACGATACGAAAGACATTTTATAAAATGGGTTTGTATCTAGATCCTGAAGGGGCGATTACAGCCACAGTAAATGTAAAGTATGATCAAGGAGAAGCATCAGTTATACAGCCTAGTGCTATAAGTATAACAACATCAGGAACAGGATTAACTTATTATAATGCTAGTGCTTCTACTTATGATTCAGATAGTTATAGTTCGGACTTTGATAAGTTATATAACAGTAATATAATAGGATCAGGAAAGACAGTAGCAATACGTATAGAGGAAGAGTCAACAAACCCTCCATTCAGACTTGACACGGCTGTATTAGAGTACAGCGTAGAGACTAGACAATAACCACACAAGGAAGGGAATACAATGGGTAATACATATCAAGTTAGGACAGTAACACAAAATGGGGTTGGCTTACCTTCCTCTGGGGGTATTATAAAAGAAGAACATCTTAATGATGAGTTTACTTCTCTTATTGCTGCTTTTAACGCGAGTTCTGGACACACACACAATGGGACAGATAGTGCTAATGTTGAGAAGCTAGGTGCAAATACAGAACTTTTAACAACAACAACAGCAATATATCCTAATACGGCAACAATAGATGTAGGTACAACTGGTGCTAAATTTAGGGATGGATTTTTTAGTAGTTCAATTAGAGTTCCTATAATAACGGATACTAATGGTGCTGAATCCTTAAAGTTTGTAACTACAGGTACGGCAGTTAATGAGTTTACAATGACCAATGCAGCTACAGGTAACGCTATAGTTTTATCTGCTACTGGTGATGATTCCAATATTGATATATCTCTTACCCCTAAAGGCACAGGATTAATTAAAGTCGCTGAAGGTGATTTAGCGTTAGGCTCAACAGCTATTACTGCTACTGCCGCTGAACTTAACATTATGGATGGTAGTGCTACAACGCAAGCTACTGTTACTTTAGCAGGAACAGATGGTGTAGTTATATCTGATGCAGATGTAATGAAACAGGCTCTTGTATCCGACTTTAACACATATTTAGCATCATCAACTCAAACACTCACAAATAAAACAATAGATGCTAATGGTGCAGGCAATGGTATTACTAATCTTGAGGTGGCAGATCTTGCCTCTGGTGTTCTTGATACAGATTTAGCAAGTGTATCAGGCAGTGATGATACGTTAGCTTCGGCAAAGGCGATTAAAACTTACATAGATGCACAAGTTACTGCACAAGATTTAGACTTTGAAGGTGACAGTGGTGGTGCATTAAGTATCGACTTAGACAGTGAGACTTTAGATATTGCAGGTGGTACAGGAATTGACACAAGTGGTTCAAGTAATACTCTTACTGTTGCAATCGATAGCACAGTCACTACATTGACAGGAACACAGACACTTACTAATAAGACATTAACTGCCCCTAAAATAGTAGATGGAGGTTTTATAGCTGATGCAAATGGTAATGAGTTAATTATATTTCAGACTACTAGTTCAGCCGTTAATGAATTAGAAATAACTAATGCAGCTACAGGTAATGCAGTTATAATAGGAGCATCAGGTGAAACTAATGTGGACATTGATATTACACCTAAAGGTACAGGTGAGGTTAATATAGCCGCAGGAAATCTAAACTATGCAAGTACAGCAATTACAGCTACAGGTGCAGAACTTAATTACAATGACATAACCACATTAGGTACATCACAGGCAAGTAAAGTTTTAACTGCCGATGCTAATAATGTTGCGTATGCTTCAGGCGAATTTAAAGCTAAACATTATATAGAGCAATATGCAGCTGTTACTAGTGGATCAGCTGTAACTTTAGATTTACACGATGGAAATGTATTTGCTGTTACAATGGGTCACAATATAACTTTTACTTTCAATAATCCCCCTTCTAATAACGATGGTTTTGGATTTACATTAAAGCTTGTTCAGGATGGCACAGGTAGTAGAACAGCAACATGGCCGGGAACAGTAGATTGGGTAGGTGGAACAGCACCTACTCTTACAGGTACAGCAGCTAGTGTAGATATATTTACATTCTTCACTCATGATGCAGGAACAACTTGGTATGGCTTTACAGTAGGCTTAGATGTTAAATAGGGGATAAGTATGAGTGGGATACATAGAAAAGGACAATTAGGTGCATCAGGCACATTGTCAGCAGGTGGCGATGATACTGTAGATAGCATTTTTAATACAAGATTGTTTTCAGGATCACCTACTGATGATTCCTTAACACTTACTACAGGAGTAAATACCTCTGGTGGTGGCTCTATCTGGATTAAAGATGTGGGTAATGCTATAGGTTATGGTATATACGATCAAGTAAGAGGAGCATCAAAACTACTTCAACCTGCTGTAGATTCAGTAGAAGAAACACATTCTGGTGTAACTACTTTTGGTAATGGCAATTTTACTGTAGGCGGTTACGATAACTTTAATGCGTCTGGTAGGAACTATGTTGTAAATACATTTAAAAATACAGAAGGATTTTTTGATACTGTAACATGGACAGGAGATGGAACAACAGATCGATCTATTAGTCACAATTTAGGTGCTGTACCGGGAATGATTATAGCTAAACAAATAGGTACTGCAGGAGATTGGCACGTTTTACATAAATACCATACAATGAGTGGTACTGGAAATAGCTCTACAGGTGGTCTTAAATTTAATACTGATGGGGATGACTATAACACGCATCAATGGGAATTTGCGTATCCTACTTCTAGTATTTTTAAAGTATCTCACGTAGCTTCTGATTCAGGACAAACTTTAAATGCTAATAGTGCAACATATATTGCCTATCTTTTTGGGCATGATGCAGTTGGTACTGCTGGAGGCAAAATACAAACAGGATCTTATACAGGAAATGGCAGTGCAGGTCTTAATGGCCCAGCCGTTGTAATTGGATGGGAGCCGCAGTGGCTGTTAATTAAAAAAGTTACTTCAGTAGACAGTTGGCTAGTTTATGAACAGTCAAGACACATGAGTGGCTTCACAAATGAATCTACTGTTAATACTCAATCTACTAGTAAATATTTTGAGGTGGATACAGGCAGTGCCGAAGTAAGCACCGATACTGTACACTTTCAGCCTGATGGTTTTAGAGTTACTGGTACTGCTGCTGAAGTTAATACTAATTTAGGAAAATATATATGGATGGCTATTCGCAAGGGCATAGGAAATACACCAACCAGTTCTTCTTCTGTTTTTCATATAGATCATGCCGAAGGAACAAGTCCATCTCCACCTAGGTTTAGTGCTTCTTTTAACCCAGATATGGTTATTAGAAGATCACAAATTGACGCTGCGGATGCTTGGCAGATGACTACAAGACATATGCAAGGAAATCTTATACGAATAGATACCGATTCCATTGTTGATACTGGAAATTCGGCAAGTACTCTTGCTTTTCATAATGGATGGTGTTCTACACATGCAGGTAGTGCAGATACAGAAGATATGTCATGGATGTGGAAAAAGCAAAAGGGATTTTTTGATACTGGTATTTATAAGGGGTTAGGTAGCAATAGAACACAAGTACATAATTTAGGGGCTGTTCCTGAAATGATGTGGGTTAAAAGATTAGATGCTACGAATGATTGGAATGTTTACCATAAAAGTATGAATGGGGGAAGTAGCCCTGAAGATTATTACATGAAGCTTAATCACAATGGTACGGAGACAGATGATTCTGCTGCATGGTTTGATACTGCACCCACCGCTTCAGTTTTTACTGTAGGGGGCAATAACGATTTCTCTTTAGGTACTTATACTTATTGCCTTTTTGCAAGCGTGGCAGGTGTATCTAGTATAGGAAGCTTTTCTCATACTAATGGTTCAGCTACAAATGTTAATTGTGGATTCTCTTCAGGTGCAAAATTCATATTAGCAAGAAAGAGAGATGGAGGTAATTGGTACGTGTGGGATAGCAAAAGAGGTGGAGAGAATGTTATGTACTTAAATCTAAATAGTGGACAAACTAATACTTACGATACGTTTGATACTCTTAACTCAGGTTTTACTGTAACAGATACAAATACAGGCGGTTTAGATACTGGAAATTGGATATATTACGCAATAGCAGCATAGGAGAAAGAAATGGCAGAATTTATACATTCAAATGGAACGATTAAATCAGAGGGTGAGATTAAGGCAGATAATCCCAATACGTCCTTCTGTGCAGGGGCAATGTCTACAGATACATTATCAGAACTAGGGTATACAGCAGTACTGGATGCACCTGCTCCGTCACCTTCAGCTTCAACTAAGGTTGTTATAAGAGATGGGGCAGTAAAGAATAGCAAAGATCAATGGGTTTATAAGTGGAAGGAACAAGATCGTCACTCTACTTACACAGATAGTGATGATAAAACTGTAACAAAAGCAAGTCAGGATACAGCATATCAAACTAGCCTCGATAACAATCAAAAGAATGGGCTAAGATTAGAGAGAAAATCCCTACTAGAAGAAGCTGATTGGCAGATTAATAAACTAGAGGATGCAGGTTCAAGCACATCTGATTGGAAAACATACAGACAAGCTTTGCGAGATATAACAGAGGCATCCGATATATATGATGTCACATGGCCTACTAAGCCATCGTAACATATGTTTGATCCAATCACGATAGGTGCTGCCTTAACAACAGCAAGTACTGCATTTGCAGGGGTTAAAAAAGCTTTTCAAGCAGGTCGTGATTTAGAAGCAATGACAGGAGATTTATCAAAGTGGATGGGGGCAGTCTCAGATATAGAACAGAAACATAAAAAAGCTAGGAACCCACCTATGTTTAAGAAAGTTTTTGGCTCTATAGAACAAGAAGCACTTGAAGCTTTTGCAGCTAAGAAGAAACTAGAAGAACAACGTTACGAGTTAGAGCAATTTATAAAGTTATCCCACGGACGAAGTGCTTGGGAAGAACTCCTCCAGATGGAAGGAAAGATAAGAAAAGAAAGACAAGATCAGATGTATCGTCAACAAGAAATAAAAGAGAGAATTGTTGAAGGTATATTTATCGTATTCTTAGCCTGTACTGTTGTTGGTCTTATATGGTTTGCTTTTTATCTCAAAGACACACAGGAGTAATTAATGGAAATTAGTATGTGGATGTTCTGGAATATTATCTTAACACTTGTTATAGCTCCTGCTGTATGGGCATTTAGAGGACTTATACAGGAAGTTAAAAGAGTAGACATCCTGTTAAACAAAACCAGAGAAGAGTACGTTACACGTAGGGAAATGAGAGATGGCATGACAAATGTTATGGATGCTCTACATAGAGTTGAAGATAAATTAGATAGAGCTTTAAGTAAGGATAAATAGATGGCAAATAAAACAAAATTAAAAATATCACCTGAAGGTAAGAATAAAATGATGAAACATTTTAATTACACAGGAGATCCTAGATTATTTACAGAGTTTTTAGCAGCCGATCCTGCCAAACAACATCTGGTGAAAAGGTATTTTGATAAAGCTAAGAAGAAATATCAAAAGTATCAAGGTGGCGTTATAGGATACGCTACTGGTGGTCAGACTGCAGAACAAGCTAAACTTGCAGAAATGAATAAACATATGAGTGGTTCTGGTGGTGACTATTCTAATTTAGATAGTTTTAAAAGTTATTTTAAACCAACAAGTAAATATTCATTTGAAGAATGGAAAGCTCAAGCTGCAAAGGCAGGGGCAGGATCACAAGATGAAACCGCATCTGATTTAAATGTTAAACATGGTGCAGGTGCAGGTGCATATACATGGGATGGTACTACTCCTACTAGTGAAACACCTGCTGAAGAAACTCCTGCTGCTCCAAAGGTAAATCCAGTAGAAAAACAGATGCAGGATCAGGCAACTAATCCACAGCTAACAGGTAGTCAAACTGTTACACCTACAAAGATTAAGTATGATTCTGATACACAAGACATTAAAGAGGGTACAGGCAAGTTAGATGAAACTGATCCGCAAGCTACAGTAAAGGAAGCAGATAAGGCAGGTGATGTGACAACTCCTACAAAGACAGATGCTAAAACCTATACTACAGATAAGAGTGAGGATGCGGTAAAAGATGTAGATGTTGAGGGGGAATCATTAGACAAAGATAAGATTAAAAAAGTAGATGCAGAACAGCAAACTGAGAGTTCTGTATCTGATCTTGAAGCAGAGCAAGGTGAGGGGATCAAGATGGATGATCCTAAGAAACGAACCATGCAAGAAGGTGAGGAAGTATC